TCCAACAATAAACGTATTATTATCACTAGTATTGCCGTCATTATAGGTTCTTATGATTAATGTTTTATCACCACTCATAACTAATATAATATATAATTTTTTAATTTAAAACAGGTACAATGTTAAATTAATATGTTCTCATAATTGTTTTAATTTCAAAACAATTATAATGTGAAATTAAAAAATTATAAATATCCGGAACATGTAACAGAATGCCAGCAGGTGGAGGTTTGCTACAACTTGTAGCAACAGGAAAACAAGATATGTTTTTAACGGGTAACCCGCAAATAAGTTTTTTTAAAACAGTGTACCGTCGTCATACAAATTTTGCTACAGAATCTCAAGCCATGTATTTTGACGGTACTCCTAATTTCGGTCAGCGCATTACATGTCTTATACCGAGAAGAGGTGATTTATTAGGTAGAATATATTTAGATGTAACATTACCGCAAATTACAGATACAAGCGGCAATCCTTTATCCTATACCAATTCAATCGGACACGCACTTATTCAAGAGATAACATTTGAAGTGGGAGAGCAAGAAATTGATAAACAAACAGGTGAATGGATGGAAATATGGACACAACTTGTTACGCCAGCCAGTCAAAGAGACGGATTAAATGAAATGATAGGTCGAGTAGAATTATATTATCCTCCAAATATTCTACCTGGATCAAAATCAACTGGACTACAACTCTTAATACCACTACAGTTTTATTTTTGTAGGAATCCTGGACTCTATTTACCATTGCTCGCGTTACAATATCACCCAATAAGAATAAATATAACATTACGGCCATTACAGCAATTATTTTGGGTACCACCCCCACCTCCTCCATTTGTACAAAATATGTGGAAACCAGCATGTCAGGTAAATGTAAATTGTACAGCGCAAATTACGAATATGATGTTATGGGGTGAATATGTATATTTGGATGTAGAGGAGCGTCGTAAATTCGTTAGCGCATCACACGAGTATATTATTGAACAAGTCCAGTATACTCCGCCCTATTCTATAACAGCACAACAGCAAACGGCTACCATATCCATTGAATTTAATCAACCAATAAAGGAATTTATGTTTGTGGTTCAAAGGGATGAAATGATTCATCGAAATGAATGGTTTAATTATAGTAATTTAGCGATTAATGAACCAGTTCCGTCAAATGAAATATATAATGTCGCAGATTATATGAATTCTACATCACCAAATAACCGCATGGATTTAATATCGAATGCTAGGTTACAATTAGATGGTTATGATCGTTTTATGGTAAGAAATCCATTGTATTTTAGATTAGAACAGCCTTATGAACATCATACTACAACTCCGGTTAATTCCTTTATTTACAACTATTCATTCGCATTACAACCAGAAGATGCTCAACCGACAGGAACAATGAACGCAAGTCGTATTGATAGTATAGTATGGCAAATACAAATGAATTCAGTATTAAGCAATCCATGCTTGGCAGATTGGCAGCAACGAGGAAATTGTCGTATTGTTGTTTACGCACATAATTATAATGTATTTAGGGTAATTAACGGTTTCGGCGGTCTTCTCTTTACAATTTAAGGATGTATAAAAATCTAATTTAAAAAAATCAAATCAGATTAAATGGGTGCAAGTGTATCTAGACTTCCTTCTAATCAACTTGCCTATTGGTTAAATATTAAAGAAACGGATGGTAACGGTGAAGGAACAGATGAAGACACAAGATATCTATCATACAATACATTTTTAGTATTATCCGTGTTGGGAGGATTTATTGGTCTAGATCATTTATATTTACGCTCTCCTTTAACATGTCTTGCTAAAACAATTGTAAATTTTTCATGTTTTGGTTTTTGGTGGATATATGATATTCTTCAAGCATTGTTTAATAAAGATGTAATTAAAGTATTTGGATTAAACGTTCCAGGATTTGGACCTTATGGAATTGGAGCAGGATGTTTAATAAATGATGTACCAGATCCTAAACATTTAGCCTTTTTAATGTATGGATTGGCTCTGGTATTTGGAGGAATGATAGGTTTGGATTCCTTTATAGTGGGACAATCCTATACAGGATTAATGCGTATCATTTCATTACTATCTTTTATATTTATACCTGTTTCTATTTTTACATGGTTATATAATTTATTTATGTTTTTCTTTAGAACAACAGTTGTAACAAATAATTATAATGTATATTTTGGAGCACCTAAAAGGTCATTGTCAGATCAATTATTTTCAGCATTTTCCTTTTTAGGCCCATTTTTTGAACCATTTAAGAAAACATTTGATGCGCCATTTAACGCATTTACTAGTGGCGCAAATGTTGTCATGGGTGTTATAAATGTAGTTACTCTAATAATTACAGGAGGAATTGATATAGTAAAAGGTTTATTAGTAAACGCAGTTCCTAATGTTAAAAATGTTATAGGGTTACAACCAAAACTTACTCAAATAGCAGTAGAAGAAGCTTTAAAATCGGGTGCTAAAGCTGTTGAAGCTGTAAAAGGTACAACCCAAGGTACAACCCGAGGTACAACCCGAGGCGGAGCCTTAATACAATCTAACATAGAAACAATACTGCCATATATATTTTTAGCAACTATCGTATTTGTATCTGTGTCTGGATTTGTTTCAACATATCGTAGATCTAAAAAGACAAAAGATGATTCCCCTCCCGAGCCAGGAATTCCTAGAGAATCTACTGAAATCCCCAGTTGATCCGATTGTCATTATATTATTTTCAGCGGGTTGGTGCGGCCCTTGTAAAAAATTAGATAAAGATTATTTAGTTGGATTAAGTGATAAAATAAAATGGTATAAATGTGATTTAGATGAAAATAATTACACTCCAGGATATTGCGGTGTAAAAACAATTCCAGCATTTTTGGCGATTGTGAATGGAAAAGTAAAGCCATTGTTCGGTTCATCCGATACGATGAAAGTCGCGGAATGGATTAAATCTGGGTTTAAATAAAAACCAAAATAAAATCGCAGTAAAATGTGAATATCTAAAAATAATAGCATAAATAGTCACTCGAAAAATGACAAGGTGTAGGAATCATATCAAAATTGCGCGCGCTGCACGCATGTTTATTTTTATTAAGTTCGGATATAAAAAAATCAGAGAACTCACTCATTTTTGGAGTATTTTCAGGATGCCATTGTAATCCATAAATGGGATAATATTTGGCTTCTATATTGGCAACATATGTTTTATTATTATCACAAACACCCGTTGCTGTAATATTATAAAATCGCATCAAATCCTTATTATTTGTAAAATCCTCCACAGAAATACCATAATCATGATTGTGAAAAGTAGATTCGGAATGTAAATAATCTAAAATTTGTTTTGAAAATCCAGAAAACATTCTAGATTTATAAATACGTATTGGTTGTAATCCTTCAGAATGATGTATTTTAAGATGTGTTAAACCGCTAATCGCACAAACTAATAAATGAAATCCATAACAAATACCCCAAATTGGGAAATAATCATATAAAGAAAGCAATAAAAATTTAGAAATACAAGAAAGTACTATATCATCAGCGGGAATAATTTGACTTTCTCCTATTATACTCCCTGGAATGATTAATCCATTTATCATTTTAAAGTATTTTTCATGTTCCGTTGTATCATATGGTATAGGAATAAAAGTAACATGAGGAAGCCAATCTATATATTTTTTCGATACGAATCCTCCTTTTTTGCTAGGAATAGTTATGATACCAACGCATCTCATCCTACTTTAATTCGCAGATTAATTAGCAAATAATAAACGTCCTCTACCTTCTCGAATTTCATAAACATTCCATCCTTCCGTAAATACACGAAATTCAGATCTACGTTGTCCTAGTATATTAGGTCGTACATTAGCCAATTTTAAATATAAAGTGGGTCTATCTGCGGTAGTAAAATTAACGGTTCCTTCTGGTTGTCTAGGACAAGGATATATAGTTCCATATTTTTCACCGGTTGTCCATTTCATTTCTCCAATATTTACATCACTACCTTTTTCATCTTTTACTAATTGAGACGCATCCTGCCAAAGAAAGGGTTCATGTATATTTTCGCGATCTCTTCCAGCAATGATAAATGTAATGCCGTAATAAAAATTACCATATGGTAATGTAAAAGGCTGTGTTACAGTAGTAGGGTTAAAATCAAAAAAATCATTCTTAAAATCATCTAGTCTATTTCTATCAAGTGTATTTTGATTTCTAAAAAACCAGAAAATCTTTTCTGTTGGATGCCGGCCATCAAGTTGTCTATTAACAAGTGCGGCTCCACCCGTATCCAATGGTATGTAATCCAATTCTCCAAATGTAAAATTATTTTCGAATTGACGCCTAAAAGGTATTTGAATAGGTTTGGAACGTAATTCTTCTTGTACACGAGGCGAAACATAAGATTGAATGGTAGATAATAAAATGGTAGGTTGTCCTTTTTCTGAAAGGGATTGAAAGGAATAATCATTCGTAACAAATGGCACATTCATAACAAATGGCACATTCATAACAAATGGTAAATTCCAAGGCGCAGGTTTCATAAGTAAATAATCAGAACAAACAACCAAATCTTCAATGTTTCGTAGGG